AAATAATTTGTGGTATTTATAAAATTACAAATTTAAAAACTCAACAATGTTATATTGGTCAAAGCGTTGATGTAGCTCAAAGATGGAAAGACCACGTCAAATGTGGCCTTGGAATTGAAGCTTCCGCAACTAATAAGCTTTATAAATCAATGCAAGAACATGGTGTTTGGTCATTTAGTTTTGAACTAATGGAAGAGTGTTCAAGAAATCAGTTAAATGAAAAAGAAAAATTTTGGATAGAATTATATCAAAGTGATAAATTTGGTTTTAATAGTACAAAAGGAAATAAATAGGAGAATAAAATGGATTTTTCTAATACGCAAGTGATGAATTTTGAAAATAGTTTAAGAGGTATGCGCAACCCTAAAGAAAGTTGGGATAGAAGCGATAGTTTTTTTGGAATAATTAATGAATGGTCTGATATTGATTATGAGATAGCTGCTAATTGGGTAAAGAAAGAAAAACCTGAATATTATGAAGATAATTTAGACGATTATGAAGACGAAAGAATTAATTTAGAAGATGAATACGATCAATGGTTAATTAAAAATGGAATATTAAACAGAGGCTTAGAGGATTTTATGGAAGTCGCTTTTATAGGTCCAAATGATATGAATTTAGCTCAAAGATTAATTAAAGCAGGTCCTGAGCATCGTAAATTTATGCGTCAAATATTTGTATCTGTTGATATTACAGCTCCTATTTATTGGTGGAAAGAGTTTGATAAATATCAAATAGGAGTAACAACCAATTCTACTTCAACTATGCATAAATTAGCTTCAACTCCAATTACTCTTGATTGTTTTGAAACTGATGATTTTAATGAAGATTTAATTGTATTTGATAATGAGCCTTATAATATTGATTCAACTATTAATGATTGCGTAGAAGATATCGTTAATGTTTGCGAAACTCTTCGTCAAAGATATAATGAAACAAAAGATAAAAGATATTGGAAAGAATTAATTCGTTGGTTACCAGAATCTTGGCTACAAACAAGAACTGTAACAATGAATTATGAAAATCTTTTATCAATATGTAATCAGCGTTCAGGACATAAACTTACAGAGTGGAAAAGTTTTATAGATTGGGCTAAACAGCTTCCATATGCTAATGAACTTATTTTTATAAACAAGAAAAATGATTAATATTTGATTTACTATTTAAAATTTGTTATAATATATTTATAAGAATTAAAAAAATATATTAAAGAAGGATAAAATAGTAATGAGTAAGAGAGAAGAATTTATTAAATTTGTAGAAAATTTAATTGATTATGTTAATGATCTTAGTATTTTTAATGATGATGATAATATTAAAATTGCATTAGAATATTTTGAAGAATTTAAAAATAATAAGACAAAAGAAAAAGTAGAACTTACTGAAAATGGCGCTAAGATTCTTAATTATATGCATGAGAATCGCAAAAAATATAATAATATCTTTAAAGCTAAAGAAATTGGCGAAGGATTATTTATGAGCGGGCGTTCGGTGTCGGGTTCTATGAGAAAATTAATTTCTGAAGGTTTTGTTGAAAAAATTGGTTCTGATCCTGTAACATATGCAATTACAGATTTAGGAATTAAAAAAGATATTTAAAGAATAAAAATCATAGAAGTAGCAATGGCTGTGAGTAAGAGAACCACCGCGCAAGTACTATCACTCAGAAGGTTAGGAAAAGATGTATCTGAAAGCCTATGATTTTATAATAAAGTAATATTTGACAAAATTAAAAAAATTTGATATAATATTAATATAGAAATTTGAAGAAAAGATATATAAATTAAGGAGAAAAGATTAAATGAGAAAAAATATTAATACTGAATGTATCGTTGGAAGAGTTTATCAGCATGATTTAGCAATTAAAACTGTACAGAATCAGAGTTCCCCAAACTTTGGAAAAGAATTTATTGCAGGTTCTCTTGATATTGCAACAGATGAAGAAGGTATGAATGTTCTTACTGTACACTATACATATGTAACTGAAACAACAAAAGCGGGTGGAAAAAATTCTACTTATGCGGCATTAAAGAAGATTATTGATGACGGTAAAACTTGGATTGCTGATGGTAAGGATGTAGCAACAAAAGTTAAAGCAGATACTTCATTAGCATTAAATGATTTTCCTTCTCAGGATGGAACTACAATGGTTTCCCAGAAAAGAAACGAAGGTGGGTTTGTTACATTAATTAATGAGCTTCCAGATCTTTCTGAAAGAAATACCTTCTCAACAGATATGGTAATTACCTCTGTAGCAAAAGTAGAGGTAGATGAGACAAAACATATTGATGAGCCTTATGTTTCTGTAAGAGGTGCAGTATTTAACTTTAGAAATGCTATTCTTCCAGTTGAATTTGTTGTAAGAAATCCTAGCGGAATGAAATATTTTGAAGACCTTGATGTAACTAATGCAAATCCAGTATATACAAAGGTATGGGGTAAAATTATTTCTACTACAACAAAGACTGCTATTACTGAAGATTCTGCATTTGGTGAAGCCGCAGTAAGAATGGTAGAAAGAAAAACTAAAGAATGGGTTATTACAGGGACCGCAAAAATGCCTTATGAGTTTGGTGAAGAGGGAGTGCTAACTGCTGAGGAATTAACTAAGGCAATGCAGGATAGAGAAGTATATCTTGCAGATGTAAAGAAAAGAGCAGATGACTATCGTGCTAGTAAAGCAGCTACAACTCCATCTGCCTTTCCTTCTACAGGCGCCATTACCGCATCTAAAGGAACTTTTAACTTCTAATCTATAAGGGAAGTTTTTACTTCCCTTTATAAATTTGGTGATTTTAAAAAATGAAAAAGTTATTATTAAATATTGTTAATAAATAAGGAGATATAAAAATGGGCGGAATTGATTTATTAAATATTGTACCTCACCAAGTTAGTCGAGATTTAAGAGGCTATTCAGTTTTCTTCTTTGGCGATCCTAAGTCTGGCAAAACTACCACAGCAACTAAATTTCCTCGTCATATGCTCTTAGCATTTGAAAAAGGTTATAATGCCATTCCTGGCGCAATGGCTCAGCCAATTAATAACTGGGCAGAGTTTAGAAAAGTATTGAAACAGCTGAAAGATGAAAGAGTAAAAGAAAAATTTGAAACTATCATTATTGATACTGCGGATATTGCCTATGATTATTGTACGAAATATATCTGTGATAATGCAAAACGTTCAGATGGCGGTTTTGGTGTAGATAGTATTAGTGAGATCCCATTTGGAAAAGGTTATGGAATGGTATCTAAAGAATTTGATGAATGTTTAAGAAGCATCGTTCAGATGGATTACGGTCTTGTATTAATTAGTCATGCAACTGATAAAACTTTTACAAATGAAAATGGTCAAGAGTATAATAAGATTGTTCCAACGCTTGATAAACGAGCAACTAATATTGTATCTCGTATGGCAGATATCATTGGGTACTCAAGAAATGTAACTGATTCAGAAGGTCATGATTCTGTAAAATTATTTATTCGCGGTACTTCTCGCTATATGGCTGGCAGCCGCTTTAAATATACACCAGATTATATTGATTTCAGTTATAAAGATTTAGTTAATGCTATTGGAGATGCTATTGATAAACAGATGGCGGAAGATGGTTCTGAATATTTTACAGATGAGCGAAATAATCTTTATACAGATACTACAAAAGAGTTAGATTTTGATGAATTAGTTAATGAATTTAATACCATTGTAAATAACGTAATTGAAAAAAATAACGAAGAAGAGTTCGCTTCTTATTGGCAGCCTAGAATTGTTCAGATTACAGATAAATATTTAGGCAAAGGTCAAAAGGTAAATCAGTGTTCAAGAGAACAGACAGAAGCTTTAAGTCTTATTGTAGATGATTTAAAAGAGTTAGTGAATGATAATCAGAAATAATTTATAAATATAAAGTGCGTTTTAATGACGCACTTTTTTGATTTTTTATAAAAAATATGATATAATTATTATATAGTATTAAAGTTAAAGAGGTGTAATGATGCATCAAGTAAAATGCAAATTTTGTGGAAAAGAATTTGACAGAGACGTTACTCCTACTATCCAAGTATCAGCAAAACGATACGCTCATAAAGAATGCGCGGAAGCTGCTGAAAACAACAAAACTCAAGAGCAAAAAGATCAAGAAGAACTTGAGAAATATATTATGAAATTGTTTGATGAACCTTATGTAAATGCAAGAGTTAAAAAGCAAATAAAAGATTATAAAGAACAATATCAGTATAGTTATAGTGGAATGTTAAAAACTTTAATTTATTGGTTTGAAGTTAAAGGCAATTCAATAGAAAAAGCAAATGGTGGAATTGGAATTATTCCATTCATTTACCCACAAGCGCTTAATTATTATTATAGTTTATATTTAGCTCAATTATCTAATGAGTCTAAAAACTTTGAAGAATATCATCAAAAAACAAAGATTATTGAAATATTGCCGCCAGAAATTCAACCGAAAATGATTAAATTATTTAATCTTGACGATAGTGAGGAATGATAATGTCTAAATATATAGATACATCTGCCGTTATTCAAGTAATAGGCGCAATATATAATAATCCAAGTTTACTTGATATGGAAGAAAAATACAAATTTTGTGAAGAGGATTTTGAATTAGAATTTCATAAAATCTTATTTGGATCAATTTATAATCTTCATGCTCTTGGTGCAAAAACAATTGCATTAAATACCATTGAAGATTATCTTAGTCAACGTCCAAAAAAATATGCGGTTTATAAAGCTAATAAGGGTGCGGAATATTTACAGAAAATTAGCGAAAATATTTCCTCCGCAGATTTTAATTATTATTATTCAAGATTAAAGAAAATGACTTTATTGAGAATGTATAATAATATTGGAATGGATTTATCTTGGCTGTATGATCCAGATAATATTTTAGAT